GAAGCCACAGCCAGTATAGGTTCTGTAGTAGTAGCAGCTAAAGCGCTCACTTCAGTAACCGGGGTTGATGCAACAGCCTTCATTGGATTTGTTGAAGTAGTTGCAAAGGCTGTTACATCCATAACGGGTGTATCAGCTACGGCGAGTATTGGAAGTGTCAGTGTAGCAGTTGGTGTTGTTATACCGCTTGAGGGTGTATCTGGTATAACCCAGCTTGGTAGTGTTACAATAACTACTACATCATTTAATTATGCTGCTGTTGCTTCTTTATACAGCAGGAATAGAACAGTACATGTTGAGAGGCATACACTGAGTAAAGACAGGACAGTGATGGTGGCTCAGGAGATTAGGAAAGTATACATGTATAGAAAGACAACTTCTTCAGAAAGAAGCGCAAGAGTAGCTTAAGGAAAAATAATGTCGTTTAGATGGCCTAATAAAGATCCAGATGAAATTCTTGACTTCAGTGTAGACTGGTCTAGATGGTTAGGCACTGCCACTATTAGTTCTGTTGTTTGGTATGTGGACAACTCTTCTGGAGTTAAGACAGCCATCACTGCTGGCAACACAGTGAATGGGATACAGAATGTAGCCCAGACAATTAGCGGAGATGTTGCCACCATCAATCTTGGACTAGGCACAAATAACACAGAATACAAATTTACTTGCCAGATCACTGACAATGTGGGAAATGTTGTAGAGCGTGTAATAAGACTTAGAGTTAAGGAACAATAATATGGCTTACAATTTTCTTGACCTAACTAACGAAGTAAACAGAAGCTTTAATGAGGTTGAGCTTACCTCTTCTAATTTCTCTACAGCCACAGGATTCTACGCTAAAGTTAAAGACTCAATCAATACAGCTATTCGTGATATCAATCATACCCACTATGAGTGGCCTTTCAATCATGTACTAGCAGAGGAAACCCTGTCTGCTGGAACAATCAGATATGCATATCCAACTGATGCAAATACACTTGACTATGATACTTTTAGAATTAAAGAAGATGCTACTCTTGGGAACAGGACAATTAAACTGTCTTCTATTTCATACGAAGATTATCTAGACCGATACATCGATCACGAATACACAACGGATACAAACAAAAGGACAGTGCCTACTTTTGTCTTTCAAACACCTAGCCTAGAATACGGTGTTGTTCCAGCCCCTGATCAAGCATATGAACTTTTGTATGAGTATTACAGAGTACCTGTTGATCTAGAAAGTTATGACGATGTTCCTGATATCCCTGAAAGATTCAGACATGTCATTGCAGACGGTGCTATGTTCTACGCTTATATGTTCAGAAGCAATGAGCAATCTGCTAACATGTCCAAACAGAAATATGAAGAAGGCATAAAGCGTATGCGTAGCATGCTCGTCAATCGCTACAGCTATGTAAGATCGGGCATGATTATTCCTGCTAGTAACTCCGTTAGATCCTTTGGGGACAGGGTTAAGTAACATGTCAGACGCTTGGAAGACTTATCCCTTTGAGTTTACTGGTGGACTCGTATCTAATCTTTCGCCACTACAACACGGTGTTAGGCTCCCCGGTAGCGCCCGCATTCTTAAAAACTTTGAACCTTCTATTAACGGTGGGTATAGAAGAATAGAGGGATATACTAAGCTCTCCAGCAGCTTTGTTCCTGCCTATGACGAACCTTTAGTACATGGAAGCGCTCAAACAGGAACTACATTAGTAATTGCCAACATCTATAGCACTCCCGTAGAAGGAGGAACCTTTACTATTGCTGGGGTGGCTGGTACATACACCATTGCAACAGGTGGAGTATCTTATGATAGTAGTTTTAAGAGAGCGACACTCACTTTAACAACTTCCCTTGCGTCTAGTCCCGCTGATAAAGCTGCTGTCACATTCACTTCCCATGTAGGGACAGTGTTGGGTGTGGCTTATTGGAGCAGCAGAGCTATTGCTTGCAGGAACGGAAGCATATATTCCTCTACAGGCAGTGCTTGGACTAAAATTAGCAAGCCTTCCTATGGGACAGTGCTAGTTAATGGCGCAGGGCAGACAGGAGCTTCCATTGCCCTAGATGGATTAACTGTTGCTCCTAGGATTGGTGACACTTTCAGTGTTGCTGGTATAGAGAAAGTTTATACTGTAACAGCTAACGCTACACTAGTAAGTGGTGGAGCCACTGTAGCTATAAATCCCAACCTAGCTTCTAGCCCCGCTGATAATGCAGCAGTTACTTGGCTGTCTTTAGATAGAAGCAGCGCACTAAAAACAAGATTTGCTAAATACAGAATTGGATCTGTAGAAAAGATTGCTGGGGTTGATAGCTACAATTACCCATTCATTTATGACGGTACAACTTTCTCTGAAGTAACTGGAACTACAGATGTTGAGGGGGCTGAGTTTGTTGTCTTCCATAAGAATCAATTATTCTTTGCTATCGGACACAACTTAGTATTCACTGCTCCTTATACCGACACAGACCTTACGGCTGCAAATGGCTCAGGTATTATTTCTGTAGGGGCAAAAATTACTGGGTTGATTGTCTTTAGAGATATTTTAGTTATATTCACTGAAAGAACAATTAGCCAGCTAACAGGAAATACAATTTCTGATTTTGTTCTACAGCCAGTGACAAGAAATGTTGGTTGTATAGCCACTGATACCATTCAAGAGATTGGTGGAGATTTGATTTTCTTGGGGCCAGAAGGATTAAGACTTTTTGGTTTAACAGACAGAGTAGGCGATTTCAATATAGGGCTGGTATCTAAGCCGATACAGAAAGAGATGACTGATTTCATTTCATCTTGTACCAGTTTCTCTAGTGTAGTTATAAAACAGAAGTCTCAATACAGGCTTTTGGGATTTAATACAAACACTAAAGCTGCTAGTTCTAGGGGAATCATAGGTACGCAGATGACTAGTGATAACACTAGTAATATTTCTTGGGCAGAACTTACTGGATTCAAAGCCTATGTAGCCGACTCCTATTATGACAATAAAATAGAAACTGTTTTATTTGCTAATACAGATGGCTATGTTTACCAAATGGAAAGTGGAAACAGCTTAGACGGTTCTGACATCATTGCTTCTTTTGCCACTCCTTTTGTGTTCATGGAAGATGCAAGAATTAGAAAGACAATGTATAAGTTCTTCCTGTACACAGATCCGCAGGGAAGTGTGTTAGTGGATGCCAATTTAAAATTTGATTTTGATACCCTTGGAAGTGTTCAGCCTAATCCAATTACGCTGAGCAATGTGACATCTTCTGCGGGATTTTATGGTATAAGTGTAGCAAAATATGGTACAACTACATATGGTACTAAGCTGAAGAAACTTTTTGAAACACAAGTAATAGGATCGGGATTCTCTGTATCTCTGCAATTCACATCAGAAAGCACAGATCCTCCTTTCTCTTTGGATGCTGCTACATTAGAGTATTCAACACACGATAGACGTTAAGGAAAAACTATGACAGGTTACGCAAGAGTAGACTCAGTTAACAATATTGCTGATGGTAACATCATCAATGCATCAGATTTGGATGGAGAGTTTGATGGTGTAGCTGCTGCCTTTAATAGCAGCACTGGACATATCCACGATGGCAGTGCAGCCAATGGCGCTCCTATTACTAAAGTGGGGCCGACACAGGATGTAGTTGTTTCTGCAACGACAGTGTTGCCCAAGACCACTGCCACTGTTGATGTTGGTAGTAGCGCTCTTAAGTTTAAAGATTTCTATTTTAGCGGTGCTGGTAGTGTTACTGGCACTATCACTGCTGGTGGATTTGCTGGCCCAATAAACGGAACCATTGGAGCAACAACAGCTAGTACAGGCGCGTTCACCACACTGAGCGCTAGCAGCACAACCACCCTATCTGGCCTGACAGCTTCCACAGCTTTGGCGTTGGACGCTAGCAAGAACGTGGTGAGTGTGACCAACACAGGCACGGGCAGCAATGTTTTAGCCACCAGTCCAACACTTGTCACTCCAGCATTGGGTACGCCTTCTAGCGGCGTGGTGACTAACCTGACCGGCACTGCCTCTATCAACATCAATGGAACTGTTGGGGCTACAACTCCTGCGGCTGGCACATTCACTACTCTCAGCAGCACAGGCAACACCACTATTGGTGATGCTGTAGCAGACACCATTACCGTCAATGGTCAGTTTGTAACTGGCACGGTACTGCGGTCTGCACAAACAGCGACTAACACGCTTGCGCTTGCTGCGTACGATACAGACGGGGTTGCGTACACCAACTTAATAACACTAACAGCCAGCACTACACCTACACTCACTCTCGTTTCAACAGGTGTGGGTACGATTAATAATATGTCGGTAGGGGCTACCACAGCAAGCACAGGTGCATTTACAACATTAACAAGTAATGGCGCAACAACTTTTACCGCAGGTACTGCTTCAACCACTACTGGAACAGGAACACTTGTAATCACAGGCGGTTTAGGTGTAAGCGGAAGAATCAACGCAGCCAACTTTGATGGAATTGTTGGCGCTAATACAGCCGCCGCAGGAACATTTACTACGCTCAGCAGCACAGGCAACACCACCCTTGGTGATGCAGTAGCAGACACCATTACTGTAAATGGGCAGTTTGTTACAGGTACAGTGCTGCGTTCCGCACAAAC